TCATGCTGTCGTCACTCCTTCCACGGCTTCTTTATAAGCTACTGTCATGTCCTTATAGTCTTGCCGGATGCTGGCTACGGAGTCGGTATTGCCTGCCAGAGTGGCAGACTGCAAGGCGTTCAGCATTTCCGCCTTGTTCGCTTCATATTCGCTGGCAAGCTTCGCTTTTTCCGCTGCCGCCTTTTCTTCGGCTGTCGGCTCCGGTGCGACATACGGGATAGGTTTGCCTGTCTGCATGTCGCGGACGCAGTTGCTCATATACTGCTCAAAAGTCGCTTGGTCAATCAATTCGATAACTGTGGCATCGCTGGCCAGTTTTGCGGCCTTTTCTTTATCCGCCTGGAGCAGCGATTCGCCGGACGGGTCCGTCGGATCATATTCGCATAAAATGGTGACGACGCGGCGACCGGACGCATTAAAGCCGGCTACATAGTGCTGGGTATTCATGCTATCATCTCCCTAAAAGATTATGAGGTGGTAAAAATGAGAAAGCCTAATGGCTATGGGTCTATCAAGCATCTGAGCGGGCGCCGGCGGCGGCCTTTTGTTTTTGTAGTGTCTAAAGAGGGGCGGCAGCGACCAGTTGCGTATTTCGCGACACAGGTAGAAGCGGAAATTTTTGCAGCAGATTATAACAAAATTCATCGTCGTCACTCCCTCCCTGGGCATCAAATCACTTTAATTGAGCTGTACCATCGCTGGCTCCCGGCTCATATCGCCGATATAGGGCCATCACAATCGTCGCCGGACAGCTATAAAAACGCTTTTCGTCATCTATCCGACTTGCATTACGAGCCGGTCACCAAACTACGCTATACAGACTATCAGCGCATCTTGCGAAGTGGCATAAATCGTAACAGATGTCACCGTGGGAGTTATCCCGTAAGCGCGGGTCGATGCTCCAGAGTCTGATACAAATGCAGCTAGAACACTTACCATAGATATAGGCAATTGAGCAATATGTGATTTATTTGCATCAAATCCTAGTACGTTTCCCCACTGTTCAGGATACCCCTATAACAAAAGCGTAAGTTGATGTATTACGAGTCCCAATTGTAGATATGAATTGAGCCGCCGTAGGCGTTAACGTCCCTGCAGAAATCCTATAATCAGTCTCTGTTTCAGAATCAGCAACAAAAGCAAATGTTGCATAGATAGCCTTCATGCCTAACGGCAATTGCCATATATAATTTTTTGTTGACGCTGGGATTTGAAAGTTTCCCCACTGTATAGTAAAGCCGTTCGCCCATTTTGCGTACCCATTTGGTGTAAAACTCTGTGCCACAATGCCGCCACATGTAGCGGCATTGGCCGCGATGGTATTGCGTACGGCTTCGGCGCTGGTATCGTCGAGGATGGTGCGGGCAAAGGCGGACAGTGTCGTCAGGTCGGCCGACGAGGCGCCTGTAAAATATGGCAGTTTATCGGCCGAGGGTGTTACGCCGGCCATGGCGAGCAGGGAATTGACCAGGGTAATCGGAATCGTGATATTGCCAGAGCCGTCGAAACTTTTGGCAGTGCCGGTCAAGCCCGTGCCCGATACGTTGATACTGCGGGGCGTGGCTAATTTGGTTGCGCTGCCAGCATTACCTGCGATGCCATTAGCATGCGCATTGTAGGCTTTTTCGTGGTTACTTTCTTTAATTCCTGCCGAATCAATGGCTTCTTTTAATCGCTGGTCATTAGAGAACAGCTGCTGTGCCATATCATTTTCGAGTTTTGCATGGACGGGGTCGTTTGTGATACGTTGCGGGAATCCATCGGTGTTGAAAGCCAGTGAATTGTCAATCCCTTCTGTCGGTCTCGTCTGGTTATTGATTGTTTCCGGGAAATCGGTTTTCCATTTATCTAAGTAATCAGCCATTGTTTCCGCTCCATTCTTCTGTGCTTGTTCCGTATGTATATTTACCGTCAAAATTTATTTTGCCATTCCAGGACCAGCCTAAGTAGACATAACATCCCAGGTGAGCTGGTTTATAGACCTCTATTTTTCGCCGCATTTCACTCAATGCCTCGGCATCGGCTTTGGTAGTGAATATGATGAAATAATACTTGTCATTGTGCTCTTCTACGGAGCCGGTTCCGTACGATTGTACGATATTCCGCACGTTTTCCAGTGTCGTCGTACTCGGCCCGCGCAGTGAAATCAGTATCCGGTTGCGCCGCTTCTCGTCGCTGTCCGCTTTGTCATAAGGCAGTGCAAGGAATCGTTCCCAGTTTTCCAGTCCCCACGTCGCCGTAGATACAAAGAACTGCTCAAACAAGTCAATGAGCGTTTTCCGCGCATCATTATGAGCCGATGATTCTGCTTTTAATTTAGCCGCAAATTCCGGGTCTTTCGTCAGAAACGCGGGTAGATATTTACATAAGTCGACTATGTCATCTCTGATAAAATCATGCATCGGCCGTCACCGTCAAATCTTTCAGCCTCGGAAGCTGTTCCGCGGTCAGTGTGATATTCGCATTGCTTCCGTCCAGGAGCAATTTGTTATAGTCGGAAATCGTTCCGCTATCTAACATGGCTTTCCCGATTTTTGCCAGGGAAACTTTCCCGTCGGTAAAGGCTTCGTTTTGCATGTAATTGGCAATCGCGCTCTTTAGCTTGTCTGCATACATACTTTCCCAGCCTTTGACTACTACGACGTTCGCGGATACGGAAAATTCTTTGATGCTCGGCGTCACTACGGTTACAGTCGCGCCGATGGGCCGTACAGTCTCGATGTAGTCCGCTGTTTTTTTAATTAGGGCCTCCGACGCCTGGTTATTGTCGCTGTCGGCGATGATGACTTTTACTGTCCCATTGCCATCCCACAGCGGCGCAACCTTGGCCGTACCTACGCCGCCGACCGACAGCGCCCATTCCCGGTAATGGTTCGCATTGCCCGATGTGATGGGGTTCCGGACATGCAGATACAACCGGTTCAGCAGTGATTCGTCTGATTCTGCGTTATAGCCGTCGTATGTCGCGGCGCTATTGATGACGGACGATATACCGGCGATAGTGACGGGAATCTTCGTGATTGTCCTGGCCGCGACGTTGCCCGATGTGCCGGCATCTACGGCACGGACGGGTACGTCGCCACTTTTTTCGATTGTCACTGATTTGACCGCTTCAAAAGTGATCCCACTTTCTGTGGCAAACAGGGAGCCTACAGGGACGACGCCGTTGCCGGTTACGGTGACAGTCCCCTGGGCCTGTACAGCGTCTTTCCGGTCAATACCATGTTCGGCGGCTCGCATGGTCAGGTATTCGCCCCATGATGTTTCTGCAAAGGCCGCTTCCATCATCAAATTCATTTCGATGTAGGCTTTTTCAAACTCTACGGCATTGGCTGCCAGGTTGTCTCCGACAAAGGTGCCGGACACGTCGGACAGCGAGCCGCCGTATAGGTTTTCATATGCGTTCTTTAGCTCTTGTAGTACCCTATCCTGGGTCTTGATTTCAAAGGCCACGGCTTACACCTCCGTTTCTATTTCGGCTTTTCCGTATATCGTCGTGACGGACAATTTCATGATGATCTTTTTCTTGGTCCTGGTTACGCCGGCGGCGGTCACCCGCTTGATGTAGGGATTTACAAGCAGTCCTTCTTTGATGTATTGGAAAAGCAGCGTCTGAGATATGCCGTCATTCGGCGTTTTCCCCACGAAGCGCTCCAGCTCCATGCCGTAGTCATCAAAATAGGCCCGGTAGCGGTATCGCTCTACTAAGAGCGCCTTACGTATCCACACTTTCATGGCCTCGTTTTGGGTCAGCACTTTATGCGTCCCGTCGCGGTTATAAATAAATTTATTGTGATCGAAGTCCCAGGCCAGCTCCTTAAACTCTGGCAAATCGTCCCGATCTGTCAGGGCTGACGACGGCGTCAATGCCGAAGTCGTTCCGGCTGTCATAAAAGGATTGGTCGGCATGGTCTCACCTCTAATCTAAATAGTGTAATTTACCGAAAACGACGAATTTTTGTCCGCCCCGCATGTCCTCTTTCGTATACAGCGGGATAAGGGCTACCCGGTCGCCCGGCTTCCATGTGTCGGTCAATGTTTCGTCGTTGTTGACCGGGTGTTTGTGGCTCTCATATGCCGCATCCCCGGACCCGCCGCCAGCATAATCGGTAGACCCGACGACGTGCCGTGTGTGCCCGGGTATCCAATATTCATCTACTAGTAGTTGCTCTTTCGTCAGCGTCATACCGTTATAGCTGATTTTGATATCTGGCGGCCCGCTGATGACCAGCCCGACGCTCGCCCCGTTCTGTATCCCATTGCGCTGTGATACGGCCGCCATAAGTCCTAATATGCCCTTGTACGGGTCATTGGTATTCTTCATAGCGGTCATCCTTTCGACGTCTTGATAATGTAGGCAGGGTATTCGCTACGTCCCATGGACGTACTGCCTTGCTGGTGATGCCATTCTGTTGCGGTTGAACTGTTATGCCAGACGCCGCCTTCTCCGTCGTAGGCGCCGACGTGGGCCCAATCGGAGTCATCGGCTTCCCGGTAGACGATGGTGTCGCCCTTTTCCAGCTGGCTTTCGTCATACGCAATGACGCTTAGGCCGGCACTCTGTGCGTCCTGGTAGAGCGTCCCGACGCCCATGGTCCCTTTGTCGTATTCGTTTTTAAGGAATGGCGACCAGTAGGACCCGGCTTGAGTCAATCGGTATACACAGCCGTTTGGCACATAATCGCCTTGGGCATTGTACAGGGCTTGGCATCCGGTATCGACGTTCTGGCCAACACTCGACATGTCGATATTGGTATCGGCGGCGGTCCCGGATGTCTTGTGGCTGCCACTCGATTTGAATACCGGTGTCGCCAGGTTTTCGGCTTTGATCGTCGGCGTTTCCGGATTAGCCGGCATGTATTCCAGCGTCAGGTTCATGGTATGCATGTTGTTTTCGAATTTGTGCGTGTCGGCTTTGATGTAAAACTTGCCTTTTAGTTGCTGTTCCTGGACAGTCACACAAAAACCGCTGATACAGTTGATATTGCCCAGGCCGGACAAGCTCGATTCTTCCTTTATCCGCTTCAACTGCGCCTTGGCGGCGGCAACGTTGTCGGTCTGCTGGTCCTTGGGGTTCTGCATCTTATAGACTGCCTGGAGTGTCCCGTAGTGGGCCATGTCGTCCTCGATGCTGTAGACCTGGCAGATATTCCCGACGTCGTCCACGGATTTGACCCGGTTAATCATGTCTTCGATGCTCTGGCTGTGCTCGGTGTGCTCAATCTGTACGTCGTCTGACAAAATGTCATTCGTCGCCAGCGTCCCTTTCTGCACGACTTCCACCTTATCCAGTTTGCAGTATACGGCAAATTCGCCACCGCCGCCGGTCGTCTCTTCGTTTGACTGGCTGGTGGTGGTATCTCCGTCGCCCGTGTCTTGCGGGATGGTCTGTGAATTGCTTCGGACGAGTTCTTTGTATCGTTCGGCCGCCGGTCCGGCGCCATTGTAGGCCCGGACGCCTTCCCATACGTCTCCGTTTTGTTCGTCGATTTTGCGCTTTAGGATGTACATGCCGGCCTGGGCGTTCTGTTTGTAGCTGGTCCGCCATTTCGGATACAGCGAGTCGACGCCATAGTCGGCGGCGGTTCCTTCCGTTATCTGCATCAGACCGCCGTTCTGTCGGTCCATATAGATATTATTGATGTCGTCGCCGCCTGTTTCTCGTGCCGCCATGCCCAGGGCGATATGCGGGTCGATGCCGTTTTGACGCGCTGCGTCGATGATTGCCACGCAAAACTTGTTTCCTTCATATGCTCCGTGTGTCCCGGTGCCGGTCGTCGTTTTCGACAGCGTCTTTTTTCGCGACTCGCCTTTGAGCATCTGGAAGACTTCTGTACAGCTCTTGCCGTCGGCGATAAAAGAGACTTTGGCATCCATCTTCGGGATGTCGTCGGCGACAGGGATGCCGATTTCGGCGCATGTCTGTTTGATGACGTCTGTGATGGCGACATCGCTAAATTTTAGATAGACCTGCGACTTGGCTAAAAAGATCATGTCGTCATAAGCGACATAATCAAAGGTATAGTCGTTCGTGTTGCGTTTGACATAAAAAATCCGGCCACTGAAAATCTGCTGGCCGTCATAATATGCATAGATGAAGCCGCCCAGTTTGAGCAATACGGCCTGAAATGTGCTATCGTTTGCGGCGGTATTGTAAGCGATTTTAAACGTAATCTTGCGGGCGGCACTGTCAAGGTCCCCGCTCCATTCCACGCTTGGGATGTAGTTCGTAATGTCCAGCATGGAGACGGGTTCTGCTACGCTCTTGCCGTTCTTTTTGTCTTCTTCGGCGGCTTTCTTTTCCGCGGCCGTCTGTGGCGGGTCGGAATAAAATACTTGCAGTCCCATGTTATCACCTCCGCTGGACTACCATTTTGTCAGCCACTTGCCGTCTTTATAGCGGACGCCGGCTTTGAGGACGTGCATGACCGTCCCGTCTTTGATGGGTCCGCCTTTTAGCAGGGCCTTGGCCATCTTGACGCGCCGTATGCTCTGCCTGGCAACCCCGACAGTCCGCCGGACGGCTTTGGCTGCCATATCGATACGGTCCATCTGTTTCGGCATGGCCGTCACTTGCTTTTCAAACTGCTCTACCGACGTCCTCGGGTACAGGCCGCTGGCATAGGTCTTACTACTGAACTTGCTGTAATCGCTGGTAATGATACCCGTCCCGTTTGCCGTGTCCGCCTGTAGCTGTGTGGCCGGCGGAAAATCCCGGTACTCTTTCAAGGCCAGGGAAAAGTACACGTCCCCGGTTCCGTCCTTTTCGCCATAGGTGAAGTCTTCGATGCTGCATTTCATGCTGACGTCCGTCCCGGATACAGTCAGGCTGCACGGCTCCGCCTCGTCCTGGAATCCTTTAATCGTCGATACATAACCGTACGGGTCTTGCGACGGGTACGATACTTCCCAGCCATAGGCTTCGGCCGGGAAAAAGGAAGAAATCTCCAGGGTCCGCAAGCCGGCTTTCCCGAGCATGTTCATTTCGCCCAGAGCGTTGATAGTCAGCGTCGAGTTGTTGCGCGGGTTTTTTATCGCATAGCTCGACGGGTTGACCGGGAATGTGACGCTGTCGAAGCCGCAAGATAGGGTAAACAGGATCTCTTCGCCGCCGAATCCATCGCCGCCGAAAACCGTGGCCAGCGAATCTAAATAACTCAAGAAATCTGCCATTATATCGCCCCCACGTTCTGGTTGATGGCTCGTGTTTCGAGCTCGAAAAGGATTTGTTCGGCCAGCATCCGGGCCTGCTGCCGGATGTCCTGATTGCTACCCATGTTGGCCGTCCCGATGTTGATCGTGATTTTAGCGCCGCCTGTGCCGCTTCCTGTGCGGCCCATGTTGTACGCCTGGTTGATGCTCTGATCGTGCGGGATGACACGCGTACCGCTGGGCAGGTCGACGATTTCGCCGCCGTACCGGTCATTGATGACGGCCGGGCCGCCGGTCCAGTTTGTCGTACCTGTGTAGAGGTGGGAAATGTTAAAGCCGATGTGTTTCCCGCCGACGCCAGGTACCCAGTCCGGAATATCGACGTTGATAGAATTGATGCCATCAATGACAGCATTGATGGCTGATTTCACGCCATCGAGGATGCCACTGGCTATGCTCTGGATACTGCCAAATATACTGCTAAACGACGATACAATGGCATTCCAGGCGGCATCCCAGGCGCCGGAAAATGTCCCACTAATATAATCGATGATGCTGCTGACCGTCTGGATAAGGCTATCAATGGCTCCAGCTATCCCGTTGTACGCCCATATAAATGTTTCTACGACTCCCTGCCAAATGTTTCTGACAATCGGCCCGAATGTCTCCCAGTTTGCGATGACATACGCGGCAATAGTTCCTATAGCCATAAAAGCAATGCCAGCAGGACCCATGGCCGCTAAAACAAAGCGGAATCCGCTGGCTACGCTGATAATACCTGCCCGCAAAATCGGTAAAGCCTTAGCTACACCGAGCACTGCATACTGCAAAGCTTTATTACGTATCGTATGCCCAGCTAAAACACGGCCTATCTGGCCGTATGTCGTGATGACAGAGCCAGCAACACCTAACACCTTAGACGTCGCAAAAGTCATGGCGGTAAAGGCTACAACTGCTTCGCCAATGTGGATAACTACCTGTTTCGCCTCTGGCGACATATTGGTAAATGCGTCAGCTACGGTTTTGAGCGCCGCCGCCGCACTCCGTATACTTGGTGCCAGGGCCGACCCGAAAGAGATGCCCAGGGCCTCTAGGGAACTTTTCAGGGCATCGACGGACCCTTTCAAGGTATCCTGCATTTTCAAATATGCTTCGTGGGAACTGCCGGCGCTGTTGGTAATTGCGTCAGACATTTGCTGATAAGCTTCCGGACTGGTTTTAATCAGTGCCAGCAAGCCGCTGTAAGCGTCTTCGCCAGCGATGGCCTTGGCAATTGCGACTTGCTGTGTATCGCTCAATCCGGCCATTTTACTGCGCAGTAAATCAACAGCGCCAGTCAGCCCGATAAAGCTGCCATCTCCTTTTTGCAAGTCAGCCATAGAGATGCCTAACCGGTTAAACGCATCGCTTGTCGCCTTTGGCGGGTCGGCTAATCGTGACAAGGTCGAACGTAACGACGTCCCGATGGTCGATGCCTCGATGCCATTGTTGCTCATGATGCCCATGGCCGTGCTCAGCTCTTCGATGTTGATGCCCAGAGCTGCGGCCGGCGCGCCGGCGTACTGCATAGCCAGACCAAAATCTGCCATGCCTAATTTAGAGGCATTGGCAGCGGCCTGGACAACGTCGGCTACGTGGGTCGTACTGGCGGCGATGTCGCCGTTTTTCATGTTCCATACAGACAGGGCTGACGTGACGACGTCTGATGTCGTCGCCATGTCTTCGCCCGATGCGATAGAGGCTTCGATGATGCCCGGCATGGCCCCGATGGTCTGTTCCGCATCAAATCCGCCTGCTGCCAGGCGGTCCATGCCTTCGGCGACCTCGCGGGCCGTCGTCGGGAATTTAGCCCCCATCTGGGCCGCGGCGTCTTTCATCTTCTGCATCTCTTCGGACGTGGCCCCGGCTTTAACGCCAGCCCCGGTGATAACAGAATCGAAGTCCATGAAGGTCTTGACGCCAATTGCGCCGGCCCCGGCGATGCCGGCGGCCAATGGCATCATACTGCTGGCTAGGTTGCCGACATTTCTGCTTGCATTACTCAGATTCCGTCCCATTTGCATATTGGCTTTGGACGTCTGTTCCATTTCGCTACGTATTCTTTGTAGCCCATCGGTCACGTTATCGGTCAGCCTCATGACGACGTCAATAATTTCTGCCACGGTCATCGCCCTCCCTTCGTCTTGTCTTCAATTTCTTTCTTCATCCGTTTTTCTTCTTCTATTTCTTTGAGCATGAATGCCCGCAAAACGATGCGTTCCCCTTGTCCTGCTGCATAGTAGTCTGACGGACGCAGGTTATGCCTGACGTAATGCCAGAACATTTCCTGCACCTCTCCGTCAGAGCTGATTAGTTTTTTACAGCGTCAACCTGCTCTTCCGTCTTTTTGCTGTCAAAGCCGCACAGCTCGCTGATGATATTGGCAATGTCCTGGATTTCGCCGGCGTTTAAAAGCGTGTCGAACAGGTCTTTTCTCGTAGCTGCGCCGTAGTGTTTCAGCACGTCGCGGTTGTCAAAATCTTTGTTGGCAATGCCGTCGCAGAGCAGGCCCATGGTCAACTTGTACTGGTCGACCGATGTTTTCCCGCCTTCAATTTTCATGCTATCGTCCTGGATTTCGCGTACCCGTTTATTCGGAATCTGTCGAAGATCTAAAACAAAGGGCTCACCCAGGATAGCCGACAGCCGCTTCACTTCATACGACTTATGTTCTTTCTTTGTGATTTTCCCGGCATCTGCTGCCAGTAATGCATCTGCTAAATTCATTGTTTCTCTCCTTATTCACTCGCCGAATCGAGGATATCAAAGTCAGTAAAGGTAAAATCGTAGCTGTCTTCGGTCAGCTTCTGGGCTTCCCAGTCCATCAACGTCAGCTTGTCGAACGTTGCGTCATAGATGACGACCCGTTCGTCGCCGATAGCATCCGGGTCGGACAATTTCCCGATAAGCGTGCATACGGTCTGATGCCCTTCTTTGATGTTGTCGCTCATTTTGTCGATAAAAAATGACGATACGTGATTCATCTTGAGCGAGCCTTTGCCTTCCCAGCCCGTGACCTTATACTGCTTACTGCGCTTCTTGACCTGTTTGACTTCCTGCTTATTGAGGTTAACTTCGGCCTTAAACTGCTCTACCTGGGCCATTTTGGTGCCGTCAATCCACAGTTCACCTTCGGTGCCGGACATAACCTGTTGTGCTTTCATGGAATCCATTGCGCGTCACCTCCTAAATATTGATGGGGAAATCGAAATCTTCCATAGCGTCGAGGATCTTAATATTAGCCGTCAAGAATACTTTCTTTTTCGTGTCCAGCTTCTTGATGGTCAGATCATCCATGTCGGCCAGCTGTTCTTTGGTATATAAGCCGTGCTGGAGCTGGTAGTTTTTAACCGCTTCTACGTTGATGTCTACGTTCGAGTAGCCTTTTTCCAGCAGCCGGCCGTCTTCCAATTCTTTGAAATATCCGTATATGGCCGTAATCAGAATCTGCTTATTGTCGTAATCGTTTGTATATTTGCCAATGTACGAGTCTTCCGTGGTCTTGCGCAGGTCGTCATAGATGGCGTCCATAATGTCTACGCTCTTGATTGTCTGATAGGCTTCCTGTTTTCCCTGGGTCGTCGTGACAAGGCTGTTCATGGCGCGGGACATCTTGAACTTTTCGCCGTCATACCAGACGAAGAGTTCGCCTTTATTGACTTTTTCGTCGTTTTCATCGAGCGTGTATTTGTCGCAGTCGATGACTTCCGACAGCGGCGCATAGGTCGCCGAAATAGTCAGCGGCGTGCCGGCAAGCAGCCCGGCAATACGCGGGATGTACTGAGCGCCGGTATAGGTCTTGCTGGCCGTGACGATGGTTGTATTCGAAAAATTAATAATTCCTTCGTAGTCGCCGTTATAGCTTGGCAGGATGACTTTCGAGCGCTTGTGCTTATTGTCGCGGTTGGTCTTCATCCAGGTGGCTACGCTTTCGCATTGGTCCGTCGTAATGGTCGGGATAGCCAGGTAGTCCCAGCGGTCCGTAGCCAGCCCTTTCAGAGCGTTGGCAAACTTGTCCTCTTTAGAGTCGGCCGTTTCATCCTGGGCCATGAGATAGACTTTGACCCGATACGGCGCTTTGACATAGCCGATGAGGGTCTTGGTGATGTAGTCTTTGTTTTCTTCGGTCAATTCGGTCGGGATATCGTCGGTCGTATAGACGGTAAAGGGGTTCTTGATGGCCTTGACCGTCGTTGTCGTTTCCCCGCTCGTGACTTCGTGGTCCTTGAGCAGGTTGGTGATAGTTGCTTGCGGTTCTTCCAGCAGCAAGGCTACAATGCCGCGCTGACTACGATTAATCGCTTCGATGCCCGCTTCGATGAACGAGATGTTAATCGAGGGCATACCTAATTTTGCCATTGCTTATCCTCCTGTTTTTTCTTTCGTGATGGTGTCCGGAAATTTATTTTCTTTGCTGTCGATGACGTTCATGTTGACTTCTTCCATCATGTCACCGCTGCCCTGGCTGATGTTGGTCCGTTCGAGGTACGGGATGACGATAGTCATAGCTAGGATATCGTCTTCTTCGCCGACGCGGTCGTCTTCGATGGACTCGATTTTCAGGAAGCGGTCACTGGTCTGGATGCCGACAGGGAAAAGCATCTGTACCCGGTCCACTACGTCCATGTAGGTGATTTCGTTCTTTTCTGCATCTTTGGGGTAATACACCAGGCGTACGGTCAATTCTTTCTGCATCCAGCTCATCGTCTTCGGCGTCATGACCGATGTGGCGGCAATAAAAAAGCACGGCTTGCGGAAGTCTTCGCGGACTTCGTCGGCATAAACCTTGCATTTAAATTCAGCCGTCAGCATGGCGATGACATGTTTCAGTACGTCGGCCTGGCGGACAATCTCAGCCAAAATGATCACGCACCTTTTTGTAGAACGTCTTGGACATGCTTTCCTTTACTTTAGGCCAGTTGCTTTGTACGGCCTTTTCGGTAAATCCGACATGCTTATTAAGGGATGCTTTCCATTCTGGCTTCGGCTGACCGTGCGGATCTTTCGGATTCTGTACGCCTCTTTCTACCAGATGATAGTGCGGGGCGGCGTTCCTTATATCCGCTTCCGGCGCCCGCCCATAGCGGTCTTTCATCTTGATTTTCCAGCTTTTCGCCAGTTTTTTCCTATGATTCGTCCGCCCAATCGGCGTGGCTGCTTTCAGTTCCCGCACCATTTTGCGCGCCCCTTTTTGCAGGGCATCGCTGGCGTCGGCTGGGTATTCTTTGGCAAACTGGTCTAATTTGGCGTTAAATTCGTCAATCGTCACCGGATTCACCTGCTTTCTTGAGGTTGCACATGAGTTCGAGTTTGATATGAGCTTCGTATGGGTCTACGACAGATGTTATCTTGTACGTTTTCTTCCCGTACTGGACCAGCATGTTTTCATCAATGCCCGGCCTATAGCGGATGGTTATTTTCGTAATCAATTCGACCTTGTCGCGCATCTGTTCATAGTACGTCTTTCCCCGTGCCGGTTCTATCCTGGCCCATATGGGATGACCGAGGGCATCTTTCAGCTCTTGATGCGTCAAGCCGTACTCGTCTTCGGTCTCTACGTACTGTAAGAGGCGGATGCGACGATTGAGCAGGCCGATTTCGTCCATGTTTATCATGTCGCCGCATCCTCCTTACTCGGGTACGCCTGCGCCAGGGCGATATGCTTGATGATAGCGTTTAGGCTGTTTGGCAGGTCGTTGACGTTGGTCTTGGTCGTAAAGGGCGTACGGTTTTCGTACCACAGCAAAACCAGCTGACAAACGGCCATCCGCATCAAGGCGCTTTCATCGTTGTAGGCTTTCCCCGTCGTCTGTTCGAGGTACGAGACGGCGGCTTCCCCTAACGAAGTAATCAATACGTCGTCCTCGGTGATATCCGCATCAATACGCAGATACTCTTTCAGGTCTTCCAATTCCATCTCGTATCATCTCCCAACGCTTACGCAGTCGCAGACCCGGTCAGTTTGACAAGGGATGCGCTCAGAATCGGCTTACCATCACAAACCATGATAGATTTGCGGACAATGTCGTCGGTATCGTTGTCTTCGTAGACTTTCATGCCGACTTCGAAGTTGGTGTTGAGCGTGTAATCACTGAAGTCATACAGTAAGGCGAATACGTCCGTTGTCTTCAAGGTCGTTGCATAGGCCGGCAAATAGTTGGTGAGCACGACGCGGCGGCCCAGCAAGGTCCGTTCCGGAGTGCCACCGATGCCGTAATTGACGCGGGCAATCGGCTGGTCGTTCGCGTCCACCATGCCGACAAATTCCATGAAGGTCTTTTTGCTCATGACCCAGACAGCGCCGTTTTCATATTCCATCGGAAGAGCGGCTTCGGCTTTGACAAGCGTCTTGTAATCAATTTCTTTGACGGCAATGTTTTCGCCCTTCTCGTCATCGGTGAGGATACCCGTAGGCTGGCCAGTGCCGCTGCCGGTCAGGATAGCCTGTTCGATTGCTTTGGCCATGGCTTCGGAAATAGACGATACCAGACGGTTTTCAAAGGCCGACAGGGCCATGTTGTCGACTTCCAGGGATACGCTGACCGCGCAGCGAAGCTTGAAATGGCCGAAGGTGATAGACGCATCGAGGTTTTCTTTCTGCTTGTCACTGCCAGCGCCTTCGGCTACCCAGCTGGCTACCGGTTTGACCGATGCAACAGGGATGTTCATGCCTGTTTTATAGGCCGTACGGGTTACAAGCGGTAAAATCATGCCATAGGCTTCGATTTTTTCGACGATCTTATTGAGTGTGACCGGCGGTACGACAGCGCCGATGTCTTCGGTCGTCGTATTGGCATCACTGCGGAACTCGGCCGGGATGGCTTCATTGCGTGTTACATAGCGCATGAAAGCCATACGGTATTCGGCAGAATCATAGGGGTTTTCTGCGCGCTTAGCCGGTGCCTGTGGCGGTTCGACGACCGTAGCCGTAGTTTTGCCCATGTTGATGCCGTTGGCCATATCCTGGCGACGTTCCAGGTCCGCTTCTTCTTCGTTCAATGCTCGCAATTCCTTTTCCAGTGCGTCAAGGTCAATATTCTGCTGTGTATCTTCCTGGAGTGTCTGTCTGATTTCGGCTTTTCTCTTGCGGATTTCTGCTAATCTGTTCATGTTTTTCCTCCTATAATGTGAGTAATTCCAGGCGGTGACGGCGTTCCCTTAACTTCGCCTCCCGCTCTTCAAAGTAATTTTTTGCCCTGGCCATGATAGATGTATCGTCATAGGCCGGGAAATTGACAACGGAGACGTCATACAGATTTCCAATTCCCGTGATTTTACGCAGGTATGTGTTTTCTTCGTTGTCTTCTTCGATGGTCTGGCTGGTAATGTCAAAAGCAAAACTCATTTTGTCCAGGTCTCCCCGTTTGATGAGCGTGTAAATATCCCGGCCGACACTCGTATCAGCGATTTCAGCCCGGATTTTCAACCCCTTGGCGTCGGTTTCCATGGTCAGTGTCTTGCTCCTGGCGCTGGCCAGGATTAACGCCGTGTCGCCGTGATTGTAGTTAAAAATAGTGTCGTCCATATTCGTCTCAGTAAAGGCATTGGGGTCGATCTGTTCCATATACGTTATGCCCGACCAGCTGGATTTCCATAGGACCGTAGGACTGTTGAATACGGCTGCATAGCCTTCGACAATCATTCTTTCGTCGCCGGCCGCATCATCATTCGGCAGTGCTGCCCTTACTGTCATGATTCGTTTTACTCGTTCCTGCATCGTCGTCACCTCCTTCCGCATCGTCGCCATTATCATCACTGCTGCTGTCGCCGTTTTTCCCGGTCTGGTACAAACTTTGATCGTCAGCATTGACGTAATTCAAGCTAACCTGTCGCTTGTCGCCGCCTTCTACTCCGGCATAGCCGAACATTTCGCGGACTTCGTTGATCGTGATGCAACCGATAGGCGTCAGGGCCTGGCAGACCTTGATTTTAGATGCGACACTCATATAACTGAGCCGGTTCGTTTCCATGATGATTTCGTTGCCCCATCCCTGTTCCCGCTCAGTAAAGAGCTTGTCTGTCAGTTCCTGGGACAGCTTCACGGCGACCGGTTCAAGGACCGATTCGTAGAAGGCAATGTATTCGTCTTCCTTGTAATTGCCTTTGACGATGTTCGCATTCAGCCCGTAGTGCTCATAGATAGTTTCTTTCGTGTACTGCATCTGGTTGGCGTCGAATGTCGTGACCGTCGTGTTGATTTGCTGGAAATCGGCCTTTTTATCTAGTGACCCGATACCGCTGCCGTTCTTGCCCGAGGCATACGTTTCCACGAATCGCTGCCAGGCTGCCTTTTCGTCTTCCGGCCGCAGTACCTGCGCCCACTTGATGATGCCCCGCAAGGCGCCGAAGTTTTTCACGGCGTTGATGATAGATGCCTTGCAGGCCCTAAGCGTCGTCAGGTCCTCTTTGATGACCCGGCAATTATCGTCGCCGAAAAAGTCGTCCCGGTTATAGTGCCGGCGGACATGCACGATGTCGGTATACGGTACGGTCGTCCGCTTCCCGCCGCCGAAGGTAAACCGGCAAAAGATGTCACTGCCCTTCTGTAGCAGTTCTACCATGGAGAAATCCAACGGCCATAACGCAACAACGCCCCCATTTACGTCGCGCTGGATATAAATGAAGGCGTTGTTGTAGCTGTAATACTGGGCAATGAATTTCTCCAGGAACTCACTGCTTGTCATGAAGTCGTTAGGCTTGGTACTCAGCAGGTAATTGAGCTTGTCTTGTACCGTCTCTACGATTTTTCCGTCGCTCCGGCGGATATGCCGTATCCGCATCTTGCCGAAGTGCCTGGCGATGGTGTCGATGCAGTCCCGGACGGTCGAGTCGTCGTATGCGTTGCCGTCCCACGGCATGTACACGTTGTTGTAGCTGTTGAGCAGTTTCATCGTGCCGGCGCCGGCATAACTTTTTTCGGATCCGAAAATTTTCTGAAATATACTGCGTAATTGCATCGTCTCACCTCCTATCGCAGATTGTCGTATTCTTCCCGGTTGCGCTCATAGACGACGTAGGCATCCAGCAGAGACGCCATGCCGTCAATACGCTGCTTGGCATTTTGGAGCTTACACGGCTGGATGTTGCCGTTGCGGTCTACGTCTACGGACGTGTTGGCCATGCACCACTTGAGTACCGGGTTGTTGTTGTAAATGATGTGCTTGGCATCCAGTTCAGCGGCTAGGCTCTTCATCGGCCCGCTCAACGTTTTCTTGCCCTGTATGACCGCTTCCATGACCGGCTCGCCGAAGATTTCTTCCATGTTCTGGACGAAATACTTGGCCGACCAGGCGTCATAGCCGACTTTGTACAGGTAAATGTCATGCTCTTTCTGCATCTCTTCAAACCACTGGACAATAAGCCGGTAATCAATGCTGTTCCCTGGGCTGGTACGGACAAAGCCGCGCTTTTTCCAGATGTCATAGGGTACGCGGTCTTCGCGCACCCGCTTTTCCAGCAGGTCTTCCGGTATCCAGTAGCATTGGTGGACGTAGAAATTGACGTCGTCTTCCGGCGCTTTGAATAGGATCGTCGCGCACGTCAAGTCGGTCGTCGCTGACAAGTCGACGCCGCCGATGGCGTACCGCGGATGCAGTGCATCCAGGTCAAAGGTGGCTTCGTTGTTCAACTGCTCGAATGTCAAGAACGCTTCCGTCGCTGTTTCGCGGACGTTGAAGTCTTTACATAGCAGGTTCTTGACCAGCAGCGGATTATGCTGCGCCTGATAGACTTTATGGGCCAGCTGCTCTTTATCTTTGACACTTCCCAGGGCCGGGTTTGCTTTTGACCAGGCGGCCGGGTCCGTCCATTCTTCCCGCTTGTCCAGCTCGTAGACCAGGGGCAGGATGGTTTCGTCGTGATATCCTTCCGGGTCTCCATAGCCTGCCACGATCCGGGCACATTCGTCGTATTTCAGGTCGAAAATGTTGTCCCGGACGGTGCCGGCTGTCGTCGTGATGATGCATAGCGGTTGTTCACGGGCTGTCATGCCGTCGATGAGGACGTCATAGATGTTCTTGTCCTTGATAGCGTGCAGTTCATCGATAAGGGCGCCGTGAACATTCAGGCCGTCCAGCTTGTCACTGTCAGACCCCAGCGGTTCAAATACGCCGTCGTTAAATCGGCAACGAATACTGCCTACCAGACATTTGAGATGCTTGTTGAGAGCCGGCGATTTCTTGATCATCCGGCGCACTTCGGTCCATATGATCTTTGCCTGGTCCCTTTTTGTGGCAGCGGAATAGATTTCCGGGCCCGCTTCGCCGTCGGCGACCAGCAGGTATAGAGCCATGCCGGCGGCCCATGTCGATTTTCCGTTTTTACGGGCCACGATAAGGACCATCTGCCGATATTCCCGTAATCCCGTCCGTTTATCGACGAAGCCGAAGAGAGCCGCCGTCGCCGCCTTCTGCCACAGTTCCAGGACTAAGGGCTTTCCGCCCCACTTGCCTTTACTATGCTTACAAAAGGTCTGGATGAAATCAATGGCAAAGTTGGCTTTGTCGTCGTCATATACATACGCGCTGTCCGGGTCGTGCATCTTGGCCACCAGGTGCTTGTAAGTCCGTCTAATCTTTTCCGATGTGACGACCTTGCCGCTTTCGATGGCGCCATAGTAGCTTTCGATGTAGTTCATTTACGCGTCCGCGATTTCAAAAAGGCAAGCATTTCGTCTTCTGCGCCTTTCTGTTCGCTTTCGGGCAAGCAGCCGAGCAGGGTCCGGATGACGGCGTTGTAGTTCTTGACCATCGTGCTATAGGCCCTGGACTCTGTCGATTCCTTTTTCCCAGTCTGGCTCTCTCCGTTCTGGTAGATCTCGACAAAGCCCGCATCATCGAGCTGACGTGCCAGGTCGACGATGTACAGTTCCATCTTGGCCGCCTGGATCAGTGACGGTTCGATGACTTTCATTTTGTCCGAATCGACGGCAGAAAAAATCTCTTTCAATTCCTTAATTCGCCGATTCAGTATCGTTTTCGGTTGAAGTTTTGCCATGTCATCCCTCCTCTCCTCTTTTTGCTAAATCTTCTTACGCGTATATATGGACTACACCCCCCCTCGGGCGCGGGGTTTGTATTAAAGAAAAGCCCGCCCCCGGCGTCATCTAGCTTTAAGTGGCGGCTTAAGGTGGGGGGGTGTCAAAGCTTCATCACTTAAAATATAAAAGGTTGCCGTCGGCATCGAACTGACATCGTCGTCCTGCGTGGTGCTTGCTATGTAGCTGGTTGTGACACTCAATACAAAGAAACATGAGGTTGTCCCACCCGTAGGCGATGCGTGGGTCGTTGATGTTGTCCGGCGTCAACGGTATCTTGTGGTGTACAATCCACCGCTGCCGTTTCCCGTCATGCCGGACAAACTTGTTGTGGCATCGCTCACAGATATAGAGCTTCGACGCTGCGTATGCCTTGGCACACGTGCGCCAGCGTTGTGAGTTGTAAAAAGCCTTGGCAAAGTCACGGGCCATGACGTCGACTTCCTTTCTCTTTTTTGTGTTTCAGGCATCCCCTGTTTTTCCGAGGCACCCCCCTGTTTTTTCCAGGCACCCCCTGTTTTTTCCGGCCCCTCCTTTTCCGGCATAGTAAAAGAGCGCCCTTTGCAGGACGCTCTTTCCTTGTGTGCTTTACCTTTGAGGCATGAGAAGGTGGAATCACCCGAATTGTCAAGTGTGTGGGATGTGGGACCGCCGCTTCCTATCTGGGCCCCATCATCCCCTCTTTGACTGATTACAGTATATCACGTCAAGGTGTATTATTTTGTAACATGTTGATAAGTGACAAGAAATTCGTGATATTTTTTGTCGAAGTGATTGAGTGCGACAGCTTTCAAGTACCCTCTAACGTACACATCGGCATAGTTCATTTGCCGGGCCAGCTCTCCCCATGTCATGCCCTGGACATAGTAGCCGTTTAGCAGCGCCCGGTCTTTGCCGTCGTCCAGGCCGTCAATTTGGTTGATGATCCGCATCATGAAATTGCGCATATCCCTGACCCGGGCTTCCTGCTTATCCAGCTCAGTCTTGAATTTTTTCAGGCTTTTCGGGTCCCAGTAGTTTCCCTGGCTGGACCGACCCAGGCTTCCCGCCATGACCGACGTTATCCGGTCCGATGGCCCGCCGAATATTTCCCGCCCCATTGTCCGGATCAGACGCTCTTTCTGTTCCACTTCCGCCCGCATCACTGCATACTGCTTCAAATACTCTTCTGCTGTCACATCACTTCACCCTTTCTCATTTTCACTATTTCCTTCTTCGTAAATTTCTACCTCGACCCGTGGATTATGCTTGTCTACATAAAAGCGGTCCTCGAAGCCGGCCACCTCGGCCCAGCCATCATTTTTCAGGATCTTCATTTCTTGCAGGGCATCCAGGATAAATTTCTTTGCAAAGGCAATGTTGTCTTTGTCCCGACGCTGATTCTTTTCATACCACGAGAAAATAAACCGCCCCCGCTTGATGTGACGGCCGTTGTATTTAATCATGCCGGTCTTGCAGATTTCGTGAGCCGCCCGGCTCATCCTGCTTCCCGTATGCGGATTAGCCCGGTTCGCTTTGACATATTCGTTGAGACCGGGAAGCGGCCCGGGAATCACTATTTTGAGTGGATTCATGCACTCCCTTCTTTCTTCCTCATTTTGACAGTCACATGCCAACCCGTCATGTCATTATAGGTTGACATGGCTTCGATGAATTCATACTTGGGATACATAGCTTCCCATATTTCCCGGCAGTCTGTCAGCCCTGCCAGTTCGTTCAGCTTCTTGTGACTAAATGCCCAGTCGTTTTTCTTGACAACCGGGTTCTTTAAATTCCGAGAACAGATATAGGTGTTTTCGTACTTTTCTTTGTCGCGGGCTTCTTTCAGGATGTACTTGCACAACTTCTGCATCAATTCCTGATCGTGGATGCGCAGACGGCTGGCGTTGCTCAATCCTTTGCCCCAAATGTTTTCCAATTCGTCCCGGTCCAGTCCGCCGCTGATAATCATATGAAAATGATAATTTTCGCCTTTGCGTTCGATGGTCCCCATGTATTGCACGGGTTTCAGGCCGAGTTTTTTCCGGCGGCGGTTTATCCGGCGTATGAAATTATGAAAGTCCCGTTTAGCAGCCTTTGTGTTTTCTGGCCGATGCATCAGATCATAGGTCAGCGTAAGGTAAATGTCGTTCACCGTGAAATTCGTATGCACTTTCTGCAAAAAAGTCCGAGCCGCCCGGTTCCGATTCCGGCGTACCTGGTCAGCAGAGGACAAATTGATTTTCTTGCCCCGCATCTTCCGACCTCGTTCCCGCATGTCGGCCATCTCGAACAGATCCATTTCTACGTATTCTTTTCCACAGAAATATTTCACATTGCGTACGAATCCCACATCAGTCACCTCTTTTCACTTATTTTTATAAAAACGGTACTAAATATAACGCCTACTACTAGCCCCTAAGAGGCCCGGCCTCTTATTTTTATATAATACATATATAAGGCGAAAAGAGACCTTGCCTATTTGGCAGTCTCTTCTTCGTCTTTTTTGTATGTGCAGTGCCAGCATCCTGAATACGTTTCAAAGTGCGGACATGCCAGGCAATGGATTTGGCATATATCACCTTCTTTTTTCGGGCAATATATGCAGTTCATAATAGGCATCCCGCAAATTTGGCAATTCACCATAAGAAAATCATGTAAATACATGCCACGACCAGAATCCAGGTTGTTAAGGATATGGCAATCAAGGCCATCAATGTTTTACGTATGCTATGCATGGTATCCCTCGATTTCTTCAAGCAAATTCCAGACGTATTGCCGCCGTACCGGCTGGTAATACATTTTCGACGTCAATTCACAGGTCCTTTCCAGCTGCTCTTCCAGCTGCTGGCGATTTGTTACAATCGGTATGTTTTTCCGACGGGCTTCTTCTACTTCGTCCCGGCATCCGGTGCTTTCCCGCCAGCCTGGCGCTACATAGACAATATCGCATCGCCGCATCAATTCGATAGCATAAGCCAGGCCGTCCACATAATCGACTTTATTATAGCCGCCGGTCCGTATCGCATGGATGGGCGACACGAAGACGACGTCGTCATAATCTAATTGCAGTTTGGTCGTCTCTTCGTCGGCATTGATTTCATTTCCTCTTTTGCCGCCCCACGGGTGACTCACATAAACCATTAGCATTTTCTTCAGCTCCTTTTAGTACCAACTGATTAAGATCTTATTTTGATTCCGGGCCACTTTGTACCCTTCCGCTTCCATCGTCGTGCAAATAGCCGCGTCGACATGATTGTCGCCGGTCCGCGGGATAATCGTATATTGCCGACCCGCTTCACAGGCCCGGTCAATGTCCCGCCGTATCCGGCTCATACTAATATCCAATGGTTTCCCTCCCTTCTTATATTCTTCGTAATCTGGCAGACTGCTTATCCTTTTCAGTATTTTTTCAACGTCTTGCGGCTCTAACAAGTTCCTGAATCCTTTCATAATTTCATCGTTGAGTTGTTGATCATTATCTAACAGCCAGTAGCCTTCCTTCTTTTTCGTCAGAAAAACAATGTATAGCCACTGTTCTCGGCCTATACTGTCAAGCTCGCTTCTTAGCCAAAAGGTCCGCATAACACAGGCGCCGTGCCCATTAAAAAAATGGAAGTCATATATTTCCCGCTTATCCTCTGTCATTCTGATATATTCCGGCTCAAAATCTCCGAAGTCCTCCACCATACTTCCATCACCTCATATCCTGTTAATTTCCTCCAAGTATTTCACAACGTCGTTGTATTCCAGGTTTCCCAGGACGTCGCTTGTAATCGGTGTGTCATACGTGACATCCCAGTACCGAGGGTAAAGACGGTTTCGTTTGAGTACAGCCAGTTCATACAGGCCTTGCTGGCCGCCATAGCTGTAAGGTCCGCGGATGACGCTGGCCCCATAGCCGTTTTTAAAGTGGAACTCGTAATGTTCCGTCCCGTCTATCTGTTCGTTCCACGGTGTAAATTTACCGAATTTCATGGCTTTTACCTCCTTATTGATTCCGCTTCAACGCCCGTGTCCGTGGCTGCTTCTTTGCCTTGGGTTTCTGCCCATGGCAGGTTATGCCTCTGGGCTTGCACTCCCGGTCGTCAGCACAGACAGGCGCTAAATTGCCGGACGGGGTGACAACGTAGTGTATCCGTCCGGTCAATTTTTTATGGCAATAATAACAACGCTTCATTCATGCCACCTATTTCCGTTTTGCGTGTTCCAGCCGCTTGCGGATCTTTTCGACAGTCTTAGCCTGATAGGCCATTATGTCACTGTATTTTTCCCAGTTCCGCTTCGGCTTCTTGGGCCGCGGGTCCGGCTCGATGTAAGAGATGCGCACCGGTCCCGGCTTGTACCAGTTTTCCATCTGTCCACCTCATTTATTCTTTGGATCATATGGGTCTCCCTGACCATCTAAGGCCGTAAGCGGGATGCCGTGATGTTTCATTTTCTTTATGGCCTTCCGCCTATTTTCCCGCTGCATCCTGAGATACTCACGATGTATTGTTTCAAAGATTGTTGACCACATCCCTTTCATGTTTTCTGCATACTGTTTTGCCTGCCATGTTGTCGGGAAATAGTTGCGCACAGACATGTTGATTTTATCCAACAAATCGTAGCGCATCGTTTTTTCTATTGCCACTCCTAATGAATCTGCATAATAGTATTTTTCGCCAGCCCTGGGAACTTTCGGCACTTGTCCTACGCCATTGGGCCGTGTCTGATCGGCTACCATACGATTACACTGCCATTCTATAGGGCAGGACATACAATCATCCTGCTGCTCACAGCCTTCAATAATTGTATTCAAAGCGTTTTTCATTTCTTCATCGGTAATTTTCATCTCTTATTCCTTCCTCATGCTTATTTTCCGGGCCATGTACTGCCCGTAGGACAGGCCGGCGCGCCTGGCTTCTTCGATGCACTGCCCCATACTGCTCAATTCTTTTATTTCCGGGGTATAGGTTTTCGGTTTCGGCGGGCGATGACCTTTACGGAACTGCTTTTTGATTTTTTTGGCAAATTCGGCGTCTTTTGCCTTTTCTTCTTTTTCTCTTTCTTTTTCCTGCATCCGCTTGAGCTTCATGATTTTCCGCTTCTTCCGTTGCCATCGACAGCCTACGACGTTGACCATTTCCCGCCGGCATGTCGGGCTGCACGTATATTTCCGTGTGCGCGGATTGTCTATCTGTTTGCCACAGACGATACAGAAATCGGGTGCCGGCTTTTCGCCGCGGTTAAATTCCGCTTCATATTTATCATGCTCTTGCAATATCCGTTCTCGACAAGCTGAGCACGTTTTCTTTTTTCTCCCTCGTAAGTCCAGGGTAAAGACATGCCCGCAAATCATGCATTTTCTTTCCAGCTCTTCCATTTTTCCACCCCTTAAAACCACGTTTTATGAATCAGATCATAGTGCCACCACATGCCATTTTGATAGCGTACGCAATAGTAGCCGTTAGCTATAAAAATGGCTTCCGGGTTTCCGTTGCTCCATGTCCCGTTTGCCAGTTGTTTATAGACGACGTCGTTCAATAAATCTTGCACGCCGTCCGGCACCAGCTTCCAGCCTTCTTTTCGCCTGAGCATGTTCCTCAGTGCATCCTTACTGATTGTCTTCATTCCAATCCCTCCTATCGGATAATAATGCGTTGCCCTGGTTGCAGGTTGTCGTCTTCCTGCAAGCCGTTGTTAATTTGAATTTCGTAGATAATTCCGCGGATGTCTTCTCCGCGTGCATCGGCGACACTGCGGGCAATGTCCCACAATGTTTCACCGTCTTCTACGACATGTACGTCCGCTTCATTGGCGGCCACTGTCGGCCCCTGGCCGATATTCTCGATACCCGTGCCGGCATAGACGCCGATGCCAAAGGCAAGCAAAATCGTCACGGCCAGGCGGGCCACTTTCCCTTTTTTCGACAGCCGCTTTACGGCCGGTTGATGGTCATATATTTTCATCGTTTTCATGTTTTTCCCTCCTATGCCAATTCAATACCTGGGAAGATGTCGTCATAGACTTCTGTTTTGCGGATCATCCCCGTCCGGTTCACGGCCCGGGCGCGAAGCCAGGCAATCATGCTCGTACGCTCAAATACGTACGTATGCCCTTCTCGGCAACATGGCGCCCCTTCATAAATCCATTGGTCGACGGCTTCTTTACTGCGCCCCGTGACTTCCGCTAATTCCTTGCGGTTCCATGTCAGTTGGTCGCTCAATTTCATCGGTTCCAGCTTCTTTTCCATACTATCGCCCCTTTTTACTTCCCCATCATGAATATTGCGATATGCAAAACGAGGATTAAGACGTTAATCGCGGTGATGCGCTCCGCTTTTTTATTGATTCGCTCCGCTTTTTCATTGATTTGCTTCATTTCGGCCCATGTCCCGTCATTTATTTGATTTCCCATGTGGTTGCCTCTCTATTGCGGCTTTCTTCGCTTCGTGCTACAATATCTGTAGACTTATCTTTTTTGTTCATTTCCCGCATAAGAGCCGTTCGGTTGCCGCCGAGCGGTTCTTTTTTTGTGTCCGTTTTGGACAGGTCAGATAGAGCGTCAATCCCTTGCCGGCTAAATCAAAGATTTTCTCTACAATGGGACTCAGGTCCCTTTCTTCGGCCATGGTAATTTTGTCATCACAGCAGATACGTTCGAGCCGGATGCAGTCGCTGTTCGCATCTGCCAGGGCTACATGATACTGCATGGCCCCGGCCGCTACGCCGGGAATCTTTCCGATTTTCGGCAGGATCATCCTGCCAACTGCCGATTCCTGGGACAAGTAGGAATAGCCTAGGCACGGATTGTTAAAAACCTGCATCATGGCGGCGACCATATCGTCGCCTGGAAGTATTTCCCCGCTTTCATACTTTGCGTATGTCCTTACGGATACGTTCAGTGCTTCCGCTGCCCGCTCCTGCGTCATTCCCGCATCTTTGCGGGCTTTTTTGATTTCAAACCCGAACCTTTTACTCATGTTCATCCATCCCCTTTCCGCTATAATGAAACTGAACATCAAAGGAAACGTTCCATGTCGCTGGCATCATACGCGTCTATGACGTCGATTTTATCTACAATTTCTCCGTCGTTTGCGTTTATGACGGCCAAATATACACCGCCACCAAATGTACGGACCAGGTAATTATGAATGTCCACGAAGGTTATGTTTCCACCTTTCGGGCTCTTGAACTGCGTTACCATGGTTCCCGTGCGGTCCCGAGTATTTTCCATTATTAGCTTCCCCATAATATCACCAGCCCTACAAAATCCAGTCGCCGGCCTGGCGAAAGATGTCATACATCATGGCCGCTGCGTTATCGCAGGCAATGTTGACATCCCTTTTAGCTCCACTCGCCAAGTCGATAACCTCTACGGTTTCATTGTTTACCAATCTCAAGTAAAAGTGTTTGTCAGCTACTCGTAAGGCTTCCTCAAAAGCTCTGAGAGTTCGTAATTTCCGTTGAAATTCAAGTTCTTCTTTTTTCCATTCGACAGATATTTTTATAGGTTCTATTTCTTGCATATCTTTAACCTTTCTCTAATTCAAATGTTTCCTTAGCTCTCTTTTTGACGCTTTCAACGTCCAAGCCTGGAATCAAGTGCCGACAAATTACTTCCGCTTCTTTGGCGGCAAATTTCGAGACTTGGGCCATGATCCGGGCCTGCTTGCTCTTGTCGTTCTTCATGTCCGCCTGTGTGCGCAGACGCCTTAAATAGTTGAAATACAAGTTATTTTCTAAAAATTCCTTTTCCTTTTTATTCACAATCTCGTCCATCCTTTCTTAGCTGCCAGTTCATCGCAACGTCGTTTTGCTTCATCCCAGGTTGTGCATAATGGAACGGCCTTCACCCGATGCCAGCCGCCGCCCGGCTTCTTCTGATAGCAAATAGCGTATGATTCGCTACCGATGAGCGGTATGGCCGCGTAATACCATCCCCGTTTATCTACATATTCTCTATATTCTTCCATGGTTTCATCCCCTTAGCTTCTGCCGATGAGCAGCAGAAATTCAAAAAACGTCATGTGTTCTTTGAGCATCCCGTTGTAGTAAATCCAGTACTCGATGCCCAGGGCCATAATGGCGAACATCACAATAGCCATGATTTTTAGCTTCATCTTTGTATCCTCTACCTATCTCATGTTTTTGTTTTGTAAGTGGCATTTATGCCACTTTAGTAGTAAAAAAAATATCCAATACTTCCTGTGCCGTTAATGTAAGCGCGCTTGCTATCTTTTGCACTTCTTCCACTGTAAATTGTAATCCATCATTTTTCATTTTACGAATAAGTGTTGTCCTGTCTATGCCTATGATTTCAGCCAACTTTTCCTGGGTAATTCCCTTTCCTGCCATGACCCCGCGCAATTTCATCATATCCGTCATCTGCATTTCCCTCCCTTCGCTGTGGCATTTATGCCACTTCCTGCTTTTATATTATCGCATGACGGTCGCATTGTCAATACTTTTTTTTGCATTTCTGCTACTATATGTTGCAATTTTGCCGCGTTATAAATATAATAGACTTATAATATTTTTTTAATAATTTCTGGAGGTGTTTCCTTATGACCATCGGAGCACGAATGAAAAAACGGCGAAAAGAACTTGGCATTTCCGCTGACGATATTGCTAATTATATCGGGGTTGATCGAACTACTTATTATCGATACGAAAGAGGGGCTATCTCTAAAGTTTCCACGGAAGTCCTTCAAAAGGTTGCTGAATATCTTCACACTACCCCTACTTGGCTTATGGGCATCAAAGACGCCTCGCCTATTCCTGGGCAAAAATCATCTCCATTGCAAAACCTCTCTGACGATGAAACTGATATTATTACTAAATATCGGTGTTTAAATCAGCCAGGAAAAGATACCGTGCGTGCTGTAGTCAATATTCAATATGATGCAATAAAAAAAAGCCCTAAAATAGGCCATTATGATAAAGTCGCTGAAGCAGTTATCCCTTATAATGGTGATAAAAAATAATTTGTTTGCAGAAAGAAGGTTTTACTATGAAGAAAAAGAAAATTGTATTCTGGGTTGTCGGCGCTATATTTGCATTTACTGTACTCGGTGTCATCGTGGCCGCTCTATCTTCCAACTCGCCCGTCGTAACGTCAGAGCCTGCCGCATCTGCCCCAGCTGATATAAAAGTCGGTACTAAAGCCGGTATCGGCGATACAGAAAAACGCTGGGAAAAAGATTATGGGGAATTAAAGGGCAATGATCCAATCAGGAATTTAAAAGTCAATGGATCCGATGTCGCTATCGTATTTGCTGATAACCACGCCGTTAATATCACCATCGGCAAACGCGATAAATACTACGAAAATAGCGCTATCAAAGACATGCTTCCAGCTGACCGTACCGAAACAAAGAAAGAAAAAGATACATCTGACCCGATGCTGATTAAAGATCGCATCTCTTACCATAGTGATACGCTGGAAAAATCATACCCGGAAACAAAGGGTAACTTTATAGTCATCAATACAAGTGAAGCTACTACCAAAGCATATATTAATACCGTAATTGATTGTACCCCTACAAAAAACTAAGAAAATAATAATCCATATGAAAAAAAGGTGATAATATGTTTGGCTTTTTAAAAAAGCTCTTTTCTAACGAATCTGCTACAAAAACAAATTCTCCACATCCGAAGCCGCCTAAAAAGCGCCGCGTCATCGAGTTATTGGATGATGACTGGCATGAAACAGATTTCCCCTATCAAGCCACTATCTTGAATATCCAGCGGGCCAATAAAAGCTACGGCAGTACGTGCGAAATAGCTATCCGATATATAGAAGACGGTAAATATAAAGATATTATCCGGCTGGTCAATCCCAAAACAAAGACCTTCTCATTTTCTAATTATCATGGTCTTACGTTAGATGATGTGGCTGATTCGCCGGCGTTTCCTGCCGTTTGGGATGATTTAAGCCCGTATTTCAGCAATAAAAATGTTGTTACTTACTTTGCGGATGCCCACATGAAAGCCTTAACTAAAACATTAGAACGAAATCATATCGCAATCCCTGAAATGAAAGAAATTGATTTGTGTGATTATTTCTGGGAGTATCATGATAGCTGGAAATCGCATAGCTTAGATAGCGTCGCAGAGCATTTAGATATACACAGTTATCCGGATGCGCATAATGTCCAACAAACACTTGATGTAATTTATGAAATTCTCGAAATCATACAACAAAAACGGCCCGGCCGTCTAAAAAAGTTATTCTTGCATTAGTTATTTAAGGGTATCAAAAATAGTACCCTTAGATAGTCGCAAGATACGGCCGAAAATGATTTATCTTGCGATACTCGGCCCGTATTCAACAGATCTGCAAAAGATAGGTGGTGATGACAGATGAAAAAACGACCAGACGGCCGCTATAAGGTTTCCGCTACGATAGGCGGTAAACGGCGCTATTTTTACGGCCGGACCATCAAGGAAGCGGAACAGCGTCGCGACCAATTCAAAACTGCACTCCACGCCGCGCCTAACGTCGATTATAATATTACCCTGGGTCAATGGCTGTCGATATGGCTACGAGGCGCCAGGGCGACGCTGGCAGAGGATACTTTCGATTCATACGTCTTTCAGCTACGCCGCTACGTACTGCCGACGCTGGCAAAAGTCAAATTGATTGAGCTACAGCCGCACATGTTCCGCGACCTGATTGCCTCCCTGCTCTCCCAGGGATACAGCAATCGCACGGTACAATATGCGATAGCCGTGGTACGAATCGGACTGCGTCAGGCCGTCAATGATGGCATCATCCCGACGTATCCGCTCCGCGGCGTCAAGCTCCCGACTGTAACCCATGACAAAGTGCTGGCATTGACCAGGGACGAGGCGGCCCGCTTCCTGGCGGCCGTCCCGAATCCCAAGCATCACAACCTGTACTGGGTCGCCCTGTATACGGGCCTGCGCCGGTCCGAACTGCTGGGCCTCCGCATCAACGACATCGACGTAAAAAATAAGACGCTCACGGTCAATCAAACGGTCCTTAATGTCGGCGGAAACGTCGTAATCAGCCAGACGACGAAAAACAAGTCGTCTCATCGGACGATTTCCATTGATGATCAGACGTTGTCCGTCATCCGGAACCAGGAAAAAATAATCTTCAAAGAGCGCATGGTTTCCATGAGCTACGAAAACAATAACTTGCTCTTTGCCCGGCCCGATGGGCGGCCGTATGATCCGAAATACATTTCCCGCCGCACGAAAGCCTACGGCCGCAAGGCAGGGATGCCGGAAGCTTTCTCTTTCCACACCCTCCGTCATACCCATGCGACGCTCCTGGTTAAAGCCGGCGTCCACTTCAAGGTCATCCAATACCGCCTGGGCCATGCCACCTTTGCCCAGACCATGGACACATACAGCCACATCACGCCGGCCATGGAAAGCAGCGTCGTCGACAAACTCCGTGACCTCATCTGA